CGGTAGTCGTGGATTTCGGCTATGCGTAGTTCCGCGGTGTGCTCGAGAAGCCACTCCCACGCTTCTAGAGCGGTTCTACGGCCTGCTCTGGTACTTGGATACCCAATGTCGCAAGCCCAGCCTGTGGCGTGGACTGAGAGCGCCCCTTTGGCGTAGGGGTTGCGTACGGCACGGTTTACGTAAATGCCGAGATTGGTGAACCCCCAGCGTTTGTTGCAGGCCTTGACGAACCACACAAGAACGGGGCTGGATTTGCCGCCGTTGTATGCCGGGTAGAACGGGTATTTACGCGTCACGTGTCACCGCTTTTAGTTAGGGACACCATGATGCGTAGGTCTTCGGTGCCTGATGCGACAACGGCCCAAAGTTCGTCTTGTGACGGGATTGCGAACTCAATGGGTGTTGTGTGTTTTTGTGTGGCTAATCCGTTGCTGGTCGTAACGTCTGCGCCACCTAAATACACGGTGCCGTTGCCCGTGATGTGAACGTAGACGGAACGCATGCTGTCTGATTTGGCGAGAATCTTTGACGCGGTCGGGGTGATGGTGTAGGTGCTGCTGATCATTGGTTGCGTCCGATGGTGGGGTCGCTGGGGTTTGCCCAGCGCATGATTGGTGGGATGGCTGCGGCCCAGAGTGCGTGGAGTGTGGATTTCCAGTCGTTGGTGGCGACCCATACGGGTAGCGCTGCGGCGACAAGTGCGCGGGCGTAGGAGTTGAGTGCGGCTTGTGCTTTGGGGTTCATTTGTGGCCTTTTAGGTGGTCGCGGAATAGGTCGGCTAGGTAGTCGAGTTTTTTGGAGTTTTCGCCGTGGTCACGGTTGTTTTGTCGGCGCATTACTTCGAGTAGGCCGACGACGATGGAGAAGCCGCCACCGATTAGGGCGATGAGGACGGGTTCACTCATTGTCGGGTTCTTTTGGTTCGGGTGTCCAGCCTGAGTCGAGCAGAGCTTGGTATTCCTCGTCCGTCATTTCGCGTACTTCGTCGTCAATTTGAATGTTTGGTTTTGCCATGATTAGTTCCTGTATCCGTAAACGCGGATAGTTCCACCTGTAATGGTTCCTGTAGACGGGGCAATCGTAAATGCTGTGTATTGTGTCGCATCCGATAAAAAGCCAGAAATGCTTCCGCCGACTCGAGTTGAATCGGTACCGACAAAAGAACCCCAAATTACAGTCCGCAACGCCAAATTAGGGTTGTAAATGTCTAACTGTAAAGTGTTTCCTCGACCTGTCGTTTCAGCAACTCCAGCACGTTCCCAACTTGAACCATTGAGAGTGCTTGCGGCAGCAACGGTGTTATTCCAAGCGGTATAAATCGCATTTTGGTAATAACCGGTTGCTGTTGATCCTAAAGTCAACTTTAAATCGCCTTGAGCGCTACAAAATCCATTTGTGTAAACAATTTTGTAATTATCGTAAGTTGATGAAAACGCCCCCGTGACGGTCACGCTAGAAACGCCTGTACCGACGGTTTGTGTTTTGACAAGCCACAGCCCGACAGCGTTCATATCCGCCGCCGTCAAAACCTCACCAGAAGCAAAAGATGGATAACTCATACCAATACCTTACTTTCCTTCAATAAAAAGAACGAGAATCATGGGTAACCCAACCTGTTCGTGTCAAGAACACCGAACGTGGTGCTGTCAAGCGTAAACGGCTGACCCAAAGACGGCGACATGTAAACAACCAGACTGGCCTTTTCAACATCAAACGTAGCGTTAAAACCTTGAATAATGCCCGTCACCGTAGATCCGCGGAACGTCACAGAGGCTTCTTGACCAATTGCACAAAAACTGTCTGTGCTGTCCGCCAGTTTGACAAGGTTCATGCAGTTGGCAGCGACAGTGGTATCTGTTGAAATGCGATGCGGCACAGCTGTTAACTGGCCCGATAGCAGACTGTACAAATAATTGGCTAACGACAAAGCGTCCGCTGTGGAGTTGCTATAAGTGTCGTAAACAAGGGTATTCAGATTGTTTGTGCCGCTAACCGTTTGCTCTGCGTATGCGGTTGGTCGCACCTGCACCTTGTCAAACGTGGTCTGAGCCGACGATAAATACTCAATCGATTTAAAACGCTGCCCGGTACCCGTGTCGCCAAACGCATAGTTTTGGCTAAAGTTTCTACCAATTTGGTATACAAACACCGCGTTAAAAATCTTTGGAGACGTTAAACCTAAACGGTTCATATCCCAGTCGTCCATAACGTATTGACCAGTTCGTAGGACTGTGTTCATTGCGTCTAATGCGGAACTTTCAGCCGTAAACGCGGACGTGTTTACATTTGTGCCGATAAAACCTAAGCGGAGCGATAATGCAGCAAATGTGATTGTTTGCATTGCCACAGATACATCCTGTGAAAGTTCATTCAAATTAACCTGGACTTGTCCAAGTTGCCCTGTCGTGCCGCTAGCGGTCACAACAATACGGTCGGCAGGTGCGTAACCAGTACCAGAATTGTATGGCATCCCGTAAACACGCTGGACGTCTGTGATGCGGCCTGAAAAATAGCACGGTGAATTGCTGGTGTTTGCGTCGCGTACGTCAAGGTATTGGCCAATCGCTAACGGCGTCGCATAACTTGTCGCAGGAATTAACTCGATGACGCAACTGCTGGCTGGAAAATTGTCTTGGAAGTATTGACGGCCGCGAGCAATGTTTACAGATTGCACCCCTGTAAGGGTTGTGTATGTGCCTTCTAGGGTAGTGGCGTAGTTGACGGTCGGCGCTGTGTACGGCATTTAGGCGCTCACTCTGATAGGCACAGATCCGTTTATTTGCATGTAGCGGCGCAAAGCGTCGACTACTTGTTGTGGGTCTCCACCGTTTACGTGGATGGTGACGTTGTTGCCGCCCATACCGAACTCGCCCATGCGGCTTAACGGGATAACCGCTTCAGGTTCGCCACCTTCACCCACCATCGCCAATGTTGGGGCCGTGACAATGCCGCCCTGAGCGAGCGCAACAATACGCGAGTCGGCTAATCCGCGTGTGGCGTCTTCTTCGCCGAGACGGCCAATGTTGATCTTGCCAATGCTGGGGATGTCTTTGCCGGGCTTCACGAGATTGATGCCACGAATAACCAAGTTGATAGCGGTAGCCCACGCGTTAACCATGAACTCAAAATAGGACGCGATGCCGTTTACAACGGATCGAACGACGTTGCGAAACGTCTCAAACTTGTTATAAGCGGCAATCACGCCAACGACTAGGAGCGCAATGCCGGCCGCAATCGCTGAGAACGGGTTAAGTGCCATAGCAAGGTTTACAGCCATGATGGATGCGGCGATAGCGGCAATGGCTCCGGCAACAGTCAAAAAGAGCGTCGGGTTCTTAGCGGCCCAGTCGGCAAACTTCGTCAAGTACGGAAGTACCTTTTCGAGTGCTGGGAGCAGTGCAGCACCGATGGACTCTTTTGTCTCGGAAAACTGCAGCGACATACGCTTGAACTGTCCTGCAGCGGTATTAGCCGCATCGGTAGCCGCGCCACCCGTCGTCTTGGCCAGCATCGACATAACTTCCTCAAATGACGCGCCGTCCTTAATGAGGTCACGGTATTCGGGAGCCAGTTTGGTTAGTGCGGTCATGTTCCCGCCGTAAGCCTTCTCTAAAGCCGTTACAACGGTGTTTAAGGGCTTTCCAGTGGCGGTGGCTATGTCCATAGCCTGTGTGGCTAGTTTCTGTGCCTCAGTAACCGAACCAGTGGCCTTAGCCAACTTGGCAAGCGCAGGACGCAACTCATCATCGGCGACACCCAACAACTGGCCCTGAGTGCTGATCCAATCCTCGGTGGACGCAATCTGAGCGTCGGTCGCCCCGGTGGTTTTGCGCAGGTTATTAGCGAGCAGGTCTTGCGCTGCGGCATCCTCAATAGCACCTTTTGTGGCGTCGAATAATGCTGCACCGACACCAGCCAACGCGGCGGCTGCAGGCACTGCGGCTTTCTTAATGGCAAACTGGGCTTTCTTGCCAGCTCCTTCAAGTTGTGCGAACTCCTGCTTTGCTTTTGCAATGCCACTACCGTTGAACTCAGCAATAATGGGAATACTGATAGCCACTAGCGCAACTCCTTGTTTACACGGTCAATCACTTCGAGAACCGCTTTCTGCATTGCTTCGCTAACTTCACTTTGCTTACTGTAGAGCGCAGGCCCTAGCACGCGTGTGCGACCCGGCAACAATGGCCCAAGAGCGTCGCCTAAATCGTTGCGGTTAGCGCGTCCAGCCGACTCCAGAATCGCAGTTCCAGCGTCACGTTGCTCCAGCAAAATAACCGCCGTTTTACGACGATCACCTTCGACTTTTACCTTGAGACCGTTTTTGGCTTTGTTCAAATTAAACGGTAGCACTTTGCGACCGCCCACGGCTGGGCCAGCCCACGTGCGCGACACACCTTGAACACGGCTTATACCCCAACCAACAAAATCGTAACGACGTTGTGCTTCTTGAATAGCGGGCTGGGCAATCTGCGTTGCATCAGATGCAAACTGTTTACGCAAGCCCGGCTCAATCTTGTTCAGCGAACGGACAGCCTCCTTAGCACCCACCATGTCGGTTCTAATGCTTGCGGCCACGTTTCGCTTCTTTCGCTTGTTCTTTCAACACATCGATGACCGTTACTAGGTCTTGCGTGTCGAACTGTATTTCTTTGGGCCAGTAACCGACCGCAACCAGCACCTCGGCTAGTTGTCGGGAGTAACTGCCCCGTCTGAAGGGTTTACGGCTTCCTCGCTCACAATGTCAATACCGTCAAGTTTCTTCAGGTAATCGTCAAATGAGATAGGCACCGGGA